AGTATAAAAGTAAATCTGACACCCTCTTTCCCCCCATATTCATCTGTCGTGTGGATTTTGTAGCCCTATTATAACCCGCACGTCACAACATGTCAAGTGCCACTTTCATGTTGCACGTGGTTTGTACAATTAATGAACATCGTTCATCAATGCGCTGTCGGTTTGACAATGAGTAAGGCGGCCAAGACGACCGCCATAATCAGACATGCTGCTATCTGTTCCTCGTGCATCTTCATTCAGTCTTCTTCCAACCAAACATGCTTCACATGATGCACTGCCCAGTCGAACACGCAGTACATGATATACCAATTCGCCACGGTAACCAGCACTGCCACAACTATAACGCCGATCACGAACCACGCAAATTCCGGAAGCTCTAGAAACATGTCAATTCCTCCATTCACCCTTCGACTTATCCCTATAACTGTATTATAGAACAAGCAAGTGATAATTTTTGCGATAATTCGAATTAATGAACAACGTTCATTTATTACCGCTCACCAGACACATAATAGCGATACCTAACATAGTGCCTACTACAAGTGCAATATAATGCGACAACATTCTAACCCTCCCATCTCAGCCAACAGTTCCAGCTCCTATAATACCCGCCGGTCGATATCTCGTTCCCGGTCTGGTCGCCCGGCTGCCCTCCCGCCACGCCCCCGAACTCGTTGATATGAGCGCCCACGAGCATGCCGTCTCCGAGGTACAGCTCCACGTGCCCGGTGCCCGCCGATATGTCGCCCTCGAACAGAACGATGTCCCCTCGCACCAAATCGGACGCTGCCGGGTTCCCATTGTAGCGTTTGAACCCAAGCCCCGTGAACACGCTGGACATGTTGTAGGTGGAAGGAGAGGGGAACGGAACGTCCCATCCGTTCTCGCGGAACGCCCAGGACACAAGGCTCGAGCAGTCGAAGTCCACGCCGCCGTCCCGCGTCGGCTGGTCGTATCCGTGGCTGTTGTCGTCGGCGATTCCCACCGCCCACAGGCACGCGCCCTCCACGCCCGATCCTCCGGGTGCCACGCTGCCGGAGCCTGAGTTCAGATTCTGCGCGCTGATCTTGGTGAACATGGTCGTCTTCGTCCAAGAGCGGCGAGTGCGGTTCAGAACGTATACGTTGTCTTCCCACGTCCCGACATTCTTGAATCTGTAGAAGTCTATATCGTTGAAGTATATATAGCCGTCGTTGCCTATAGTCCCAATGTAGGCGTTCTCAACGCCGCCTTTCTTAGTGGCGCTGATTATGATCACGCTCGCCATATCGATTCCTCCCGGCGGATCTATTTCCCAGTAGTTTCCGTAGTTCAACGCGAGAACGACGTTTCCAGCCCATTCCGGCTTGCATCCCGGCGTTCCGGGGTTAGCATGGCTAGGATACCATTTCGAGTACTCCACAACCGATTCTATCACGCTAATCGAATTCGGCGGGTAAAGATGCCCCCATTCGCTGTAATTAGGGTCTCCCGACGATTTAACGTCTCCGATGATGCAATTCAATATCAGCCCCGTGTCCAGCTGGAAATCCACGTAGTCTCCGACACCCCCGAACGCCTCGGTGCACGCGATCACGTATCTTCCTTCTATGATGGCGAATCCCTCTGCATCATAGTTCTCACCCGCATCCGCCCGAAGCTTGTACTGTAGCGAATCGGGCGCGGTTATCAGCGACCAGCCCATATAGGTGTAAACGCAATTTCTACCGCTCAGCTGCGGCACTATCTCCCGCGCCATCACAATCCCATCCTAACGATGGTTCCTACGTAAGCGTTCTCAACGCCGCCTTGCTTGGTAGCGCTGATTATAACCGGCTCAGCCATCAGTAATACCTCCCCAACTGTTTCATGTACTTGATGAACTGTCGTAGATGGTACTGCGCTTCTTTGCCAATTTCCGGGTCGGAAACTTCCAGCTGTTTCTTTCCAGTATCGCAAATTCGTATCTGAACCGTTGCAGCAATATACATGTCAGTTTCCACCGCGTATTTAACATCATCTATGGTATATACGTTTTCTTCGATAATCTGCACTGTATCTACCATATCGCCATTTTTAGTAGTGATGATCATAATCCCATCCTAACTATATCCCTGAACCAGTTGTTGAGCTTCATAGACTCGTACCGCACGCACCCCATATCGTACGCCTTTTTCAAGTTAGCCAGATGGGGCGAGGATTTGAAACCTTTGAGCAGCAGAGTGTTCGGCTCATGGTCTTCCGTCGTGGCGGCGAACACGTGGCGGCACTGGCGGTCAACGTCTTCCGACACGTAATAGCAACCGTTTCGGTTGTCGCGCCATATTCCGATAGCATCGTCGTAGTAAAGGAGCGTGAACTGGTATTCGGCATTCTTGCCCTTTCTCGCGATGAACTTCGGATTGTCGCGCAACCACTTGTTCTCGGCCGCATAGGCCGCATAGTCGCTGCCCGCTATCGCCTGGTAGAAGCGCGTGCCCTTCTTCGCTTCGATCAGCTCAGGGGGCGCTACCATCTGCGTCAAGAACTCGCCGCGCCTCCATACGTCCGTCTTGTAGGGAAGCTCCAACTTGAAGTAGTCCATATAGGGGTTCGCCGAGGTCACCGCGTTTCCCCAGAACATGCAGGTTACGTCGTAATCACGCGAACCGGGTCGCGCGATGGTTTCGTAAAGCTCCAAGAACGCCGTCACCTCGTCGGGAAGGTACGTTTGGAACCCCTTGTCGATGACGAACTCGTCGAACAGGATCGTGTCCACGTTGTCCAGCGCATCGGACTTGAGCTTGCGCGCCGTTGACAGCGCTTGCGCGTAGCCGCATATCTCCTTATCGATATGAAGGATGTTGGATTCAGCCCAGAGCGCATGCCCCGGGAACTCCTTCTGCACGTGGTTGAAGAGCCGTCCGTCCTTGCGGGTGGTCAGGTTCTTCAGCTCCTCCTCCGTGCGCCGCAGGTACATGAAACGCCTTCCCGTGCGCAGATAGCGCTTGACGTAATGCTGCAGCCCCGTGTACGTCTTGCCCGCGCCTCGGATTCCGTAGATGAAATTGAAGAGGCAATTATAAGAAAGAGTTTTCGATATGTCCCAGTATTTAGCCACGTTCCTCCTTTGACTTGTAGTGCCCCTTTATCGAAGAAGCCCCTGCCATCATGGATGTCCAAGCGACAGGGGCTAAGTCAAAGGGCGCTAACCGAAAAGACTATCACAGAGGGGGCTGTTCTCCGTATGCGCCCGTGCCCGTTTCACCGGGTGCCCCACAGACGCAGAAGATAGCTTGCTTTCCGGCGCATGACCATCATACATCACTTCTCTTGAATTGTCACGCGGAATCTATCGTTCTCCAAAACCGACTGACCGGTCGGTTTGTTCTCCGCACCCGTTGACGGAACGCCCGCGTACGCCGCCCACGCGCCGACGCTTCCGAAGAAGTGATTCACGTCCAGGTTGCCCGCGTATCCGGGCACCTGGCCGTCCGACGCGTACTGCCAGCACCCCACAAGCCCGTCCGTCTCCGGAGGCTCGCCGGGGTCGTAGTCCAGGCCTGGGCGCAGCACGTCCGGGTAGCTCGCGATCCATCGCATGCAGTTCGGCTCCACGCCTCCCTGGTTGAAGCGCCATGGGTTCGCGTAGATCCACGGCCAGATGCCCGTCTGATCGTGGACGATGTTCACGAACTCGTTGACCCAGTCAACCGATTGGTCGCCCTCCCAGTCAAGCACCGGAACGCCTTCGCCGAAGTAGTTAGAGGCGTTGTCTATGAAATGGACAGCCTCTTTCACGGGATCGTTGGAGTTCGCGAAGTGGTAGAACCCCCAGGGCTTGCCGTTCCGCCGGCACCACTGCACCCATCCGTCGCAATAGCCGTCGACGAACCCGACCCCTTCGGTCGCCTTGCAGATCACGAAGTCCACGTTCGGGAACACCGCATCCGCGTCCAACCCTGCTTGCCAGTTCGATATGTCGATGCCCCTAAGCATTCTTGATCAGCTCTTTAAGTTCTTCCCGTAGCTCCTTAATCTCGCTCGCAATGTCGTTAAGTGTGCTAGTAAAGTCCTTAAGAGTACGATTGTACAGGTAAAACATGCCCACGCAAGCCACGATAGGGAAGCCCAGACTACCAATAAGAGTGACAATGTCGTTAACATCCATGTTTGATTCCCCCTAATTAGAATACCAGTTCATGCTTATATTGAAGGACAGCCCCGCCAGATACACCATGCCGTCGGTGGAGGCGTTCAGGGAAACGACCCCGTTCGTCTGCACCGCCAGCACGTCAAGGCGCGTGTCCACGACCACGGGAACGCGAACCTCGGTCGACGGCCGGCATTCCGGAGGCAGCGTCGTGAGCATCGCGCCCGGCGTGTAGTTCATGATCATGCAATCGCCTTGGAACTGCACGTCGTTCACGCAGGACAGCATGACCCGCTCGCTGGTGAACATCGCTTCGGGGGAGGGGGCGTGTACGTACGCCCCCTTGAAGGTCTTGAAGAAGTTGGAGTTTCCCCCGCCTGTAGGTTCGTTAGGCATTATGCGTTTCCGATCCAAAACGAATTGCCAAGGGTCTGGCCGTTTTTTGGAACCATGCAGCTTATATTGAAGGAAACAGGCTGCTTTTTAACATCGGTCGGAACAACAGGGTCGGTGCCCTTTGCATATACGCATGCTCCGGACGTTTCATCTGTATAGCTCCCCCACGAATAGAACGGCGCGTTGGAAGTCAGCCCTGTGTTATTGTCTAATGAAAGCGTGATTGTCTGCTCGCTCGAAATACCGCTGTTGATGGTTTGGATAGTCCTAATCATCGCGTCTTCGGCAAAATGCTCGGATATGATGAAATCCATCGAAGCACTACCGCTTCCCGCCACCGTTTTTCTTATAGTCGTCGAAACGAAAACGGGATTTCCTCCGAAACAACAGGCTATCATATTAGAGCATAGTTGACGATATCCAGCATCGTTCGGATGCACTTTATCGTTAATGAACTGAGATCCGCTCACCCATCCGATCATCGAGTGAACAGGACAGCCGCTTCGTTCCCTTATGATGCGTTTTGCAAGATTCGTCCAATTCCATTCGTCGCGCGAAAGGAAAATCTGATAATTTAGGAAGGAAACAATCCTTGCTTTTGGAAAGGCCGCAGTCAACGATGCTATATGACCGCTCCATGCGTCGGCGACATCCGAGAACGTGCGCCCTGAACGATAGTCGTTTACGCCGCCCATGATCACGATCAGCTCTACCCTCGAATGATCGAAGGAAGTGTCGTTTATCGCTTTGTTGACCTGCCCTAAAAAGTTTCCGCTTTGTCCAGGATCAGGAATCGAGCCTACCACGCTAGCGCCGTTACGAGCGTAATTATGGATATTCATTCTCGTATACTTTTGAAATGTCACAGGCCATTTAATATAGGTGGTGGTAGAAGGGTCGGTGTCGCTCCAACTATCGCCGATAACGATGAATTCGGTTCCAACGTGGCTTTCGAGATTATCTGCAACGGTTTTAAGCGCCGCTATATCATTAGCATTCGCCGCTATATCATTAGCATTCTTTGTGATACGACCATCGAATGCCAATACCTCTTGGCGATACTGCTCAACCTGAGCGTTGTAGTTTCCGGTTAGCGCCCAGTACTGGGGGTCTGAGATGTCGATCCCGACCGGGACGAACGTCTTGGACGTGTAGGAATTCCCTTCATGGATGACGATCTCCAACGGTTCGTAGCTGTTCGCGCTAGACCACTCCGCAGGGTCGGCGAACACGGGCACGTAGCGCATGCCGGTATATGTATAACCCGGAGTCGCGGGGCACGGAACGCCCGGCATTCGATCGGTCACGACGGCTGTCACGCTCGCGCTCGCGCTGCCCGCGCCCACCGTCATGTTCTTCGTGGATTCTGCCATAGTCTTCTCCTTTACCATTTGATGATCAGGTGCCCGTACGTTTCCGAATCGTCCGGGTTCATTCCCGTGTCGAACTGCAGGAACTGCCAGGTGGCGGGTATGTACGCCTTGAAATGCCCGTCGTCTCCCAGGCCGAAGCACACGAACTTGACGATGCGCGCCACCAGGCACTGCAGGTTCGCATCGATCCAGTTGATGATCGAATCCAGGTACAGATGCACGTACTCGCCGTTCTTGATCGCGTCCACCTCGTTTTCAAGCGCGTCCACCCGCGCTTTCAGCTGGTTGTAGAACGCCATCAGATCGTTCACGTTCTGGCCTTGCTTGTTCAGGTTCTCGATCACCTCGTTGAGCTTTTCGGTTACTTTCGCAAGCACCTCGTAATAGCTCAGCTCGTCGCCGTAGACGGCCGGCAGAACCATCTGCACGTAGTAGCGAAACGGCGCTACGTCCGGCGTGGGCTGGTTCATGCGCTCCTCCTTACCATATCGTCATGAAGCATTCGCGCAGCGCTTTATCTTCCACTACGTCACGGTCTATATTAACGAACGTGTCTCGCCAAATCAAGAGCAGTTCGGATTCCGCCTTGTCATGCCCGGTCTCCGTGCGCGACAGCTTGTTGTCGTAGCTGCCGCTCGAATCCGACTTTCCGGAATCGGTGGTCGACGCATCGGTGAAGTCCGCCGTGGACGCGTAGTTTCCCGCCTTGATGTTGTCGAAGTTGAGCGCGGACATCGGAGTGTCGCTGAATATGTCCTGCGCGTTGCTCGTCGAAGTCGCGCTGGTGTTCGCGGCATTCGAGGCGGTGCCGGTCGCGTCTTCCGCGATAGTCCGCGTGTGGTCGATGAGCGGCTGTATGTTCTTGGCCGTGATCTCGGACAGGTACATCTGGTTGTAGTACGGCATGATCAAGAACATCGCGTCGCGAACGAACATGCGGAACAACCCCGCCGTTTCAGCTCCTATCTCGTACATGAAATAGCGGCGTATGATCTTGTCGTTCAGCGTCTGCCTATACGCTTCGTCGAATATCGGATAGTCTGCCAAGCCCAGCTTGTCGTAAGCAGCATGCCAGTTGGCCTCGATGTTCGGAAGCTTCGCATCTGCAAGCGTCTGTTCGACCAGCCAGCGAAGCTGCAAGCTGTACTTGCTCATTCCCCGTTCGCCTCCAACCCGTTCTCCTCGGCGTACTCGCTTTCGTTGAACTCGCCCTCCGCGATAGCCCACTGCTCCTCTTGGCGCTTCTCCGATACGCGGAAATGCACGTCCACGTCCAGTCCGAAGATCTTGTTAATCTGCTTGCACGCGAACTGCCTGGATTCGAGGCGGCAGAGCCGCTGCGCTTCCGTGCCGCCGAGGCTGGCGAGCATCTCGTCCACGATGACGCGCTCCGATTTGGACTCGGAACTGGCGATGCCGAGGAAGCCGAGCGCTTCCTTCCAGTACTTGTCCTTCAACTCGTAGAGCTGTTCGGCGACGTACGGCGACGAGTTGTCGAGGATGTCGATGGATTCGAGGTCGAAGTCCTTGTCCGTCATGATGAGGGGTTTGTACTCGTCCACCTGCGCCATCATGTTCTCGAAGCTCAGACGCTGCTTCTGCGAGCATTTCACCACGCGCGGGGTCTTCTGCTGGTACACGTTCACATCGATCGCCCGGTCTATCGCCCACAGCTTCTTGGCGTACATGTTGAGCGCGAACCAGGTAGGCACGCGCAAGTTCGAATTCCAGATTATGACGGAGTTCTCGATGGTGAGCGGGATGTTGACCCCCATCACCGAGTAGGCTATGCGGTTCACCGGCTGCGAGTAGATGTCGAAGTTTCCCTCCAACATGCACTGCATGATCGCGTAGCCCTCCGGGCTGCGCTGAACAGGGTCGAGCGCGATATCCTCGTCATGCAGGAACACGCAGAAACCGTCGCGAAGGAGCCACCATTCGATTTGGCGCTCGTTGATGCCCGCCGGCAGGTTCTCCCACTCGAAGACGCTCATCGCCAGCTCGTACAGGCGCATCTGCCAGAGGAACATCGTTTGCGAGTTCATAGCCGCGTTGTCCAGCTCGCGAGCGGATTTGTGCGCGTTCTTGGGCATGTTGCCCCAGGGAAGGCCGTACGGGGTGGTAGTGGATTGGATAGGGTTCATGCATGCCTCCTTTCTTATATTATAGCATTGCTCAAACTGTAGTTGCCCACGTCGTCCGTGTGCCAGAACGTGACTCCGGAATCGAGCAGCCTGTTGAACATCGCAAGGTAGCCGGCCGGAACCGATCCGCTCATGTTCGCGGCGACGGTCTTCACGTAGTTCCATGAAGCGCGCCCCGTGATGTTGGGCGTTTTCACGACGGACACGTTGTAGCCGTACACGCTCAGGAAGTCGTCGATCTGGCGCGCTATCTCGGCTCTGCACGTGTACTTGCGAACGCCTATCGTGTAGGTTCCGAAGTTCACGAGCGCGGTAGTCGAGTTAGTGCCTCCGCGCTGCGTGTTGGGAGTCTTCGATGCCTTCGAGAAGTTCGCGAAGGTGTTCGTCAGGTCTTGCGCTCCGTTGATCGTCGAGTTGATCATGCTCGCGGCAGCCCCGGCGACGTTGCCGGATGCCAAACCCTGCATGGCTCCGCCGATGATGTTCTGCGTGGAGTCGATGAAGGAGTTCACGTAGGGCAGCTGGCTCATCGAGTTGAACGACAAGCCGAACGACGTGTCCACCTGGGACGCGCCGAGCATGTTGGCGAACGCCTGGTACACCCAGTTGCATGTGGGGTACTTCTCCAAGTACACCGCGCCTTCGACGAACCGGTTCACCCCGTTGTAGTTCAGAGGGATGTAGGCCAGACGCGAGTTCGCGTCGCACCCGCCCGTCTTCTGCAAGCTCAGCGTTCCGGGCGTTCCGCAGAATTCGAGCCGGAACTGCTGCGCCGCACCTGTGAAGTTCGTGACTTCCGCGTACTGGAACGGGTAGCAGAACATCTTGTTGTTCTTGGGGATATAGCCGTCCAGGCTGGTGAAGCCGAGCGCGTAGTCCTTCGTTGCCTGGGGCGTTGCCGCGTTGGAGTCCACCCAGTATCCCCAGCCGTCGGACTTCTTGACGATAGTCGGGATCGCCGCTCGGGGAACCATGTAGACCTGGCTCACCGCGTCCTGCTGGCCGTTGTCGGACAGCGCCTTCATGAATCCCTTGAAGTCGTCCACCGTCAGAAACACCGACAAGCTCGTGCCGCTGGTAACGCCCATGTACTTGTCCCCGCCGTTGTTGACGTACGTTCCGTCCTTCAAAGGCTCCACGGCGCTCGCCACGACCATGTAGCAATCCATGTCCTCGTTGTCGATCGCCGAGTACGTGCATTTGAGTTCGCCCGGGTCGATCCCCTCGTCCTTGACGTGAGCGCCTATCGCGTCGTCGTTCACATGCTCGCGCTCCACGAAGCACGGTTTGATATCGTAGTCGAACATGTACGTTTGCACGTAATCCAGCTCCAAGTGCAAGCGCGTCGTGTTCGCCGTCTTGTACTCTGCGCGCGTGATGAACGCGTAGAACCACTTAGCCCCGAAGTTCTCGTTCTGGAACATCACGTAGTTGTAATTGTAGTACTGCTCGGGGTTGCCGTCCACGTCTACAGCCGATTCAAGGCGCTGGTACGTGTACGTGGATATCGTCCGCTGCGCGTCCATGAACGAGGCGATGCCCGACATCTGGGCGTTCAGGTTCGGATACCAGCGAACGTGCTTGTAGTTCGGGTTCCACGGAACCGTCCCTATGCGGATCTCCGTGCTGGGCTGGTACATTTCTCACCTCCTTCGGAAAGGAGGGCGGGAAACGAATCCCGCCCTCGGCAGAACATAGGCTATGCGGTGACGGTGATGGTGGATTCGCCCGTCTTCGTTCCGTCCTGGATGGAGGTTGCCGTGACGGTGAGCGTCGCCGCCGTCTCGTTGGCCGCCACATGCAGGTACCCGCCGTTGGTGACGGTCGTGCCGGATGCCGCGCCTCCGGTCACCGTCCACTGCACGCCATGGTTCACGATGCCGGTTCCGACCACGGCCGCGCTCAGCTGCAGATCCGCGCCCTTGGAAAGCGTGGCGGTCGCGGGGGTGACCGTCACGCTCGTGATGGTCGGGGCGGTCGGGGTGAACGCGGCGGCCTGGCCGAACGGCGAGCAGCTGATGGTCTTCCACACATGGTGCCAATGGTTCCAGTACAGCCCTTCGCCGTTGAACCACTGCGCGGACTCCACGTAGTTGTCCAGCACCATCCACCAATCGCGGGACACCAGCACCGCCGGCACGGTCTCGAGCAGCGCGATCTCATCTTCCGTGAAGCGGTGGTAGTTGGGGTCGAGCTGGCCGGTGGCCGGGTCGGTGAACAGCGCGTCCATGCGAGCCCAGTCGAAGTCGGTGAACGTGTCGACCGTGATCATGCGCGCCTGGAACTCGCGGTACTCCAAGTTGAACGCGGTGGCCAGCACGTTCATGTTCATCGTGGCCTTGAACTTGGCCGTGACGATGAAGTACTGGTCTTCGAAGTCCGTGTGCGTGGTCACGCCCGCCATGTTGTACTTCGTGGACTGGTACTGGAACAGGTCGGACATGTACTGGAACTGCGTGGCGATGTCGACGGCGTTGTCCTTGCCGACCGCGGGAATCTCCACCGAGCCGATATAGCCGTTGAGGAGGCACTTGGCGAGGAAGTAGCGCATGACGTAGTACTCGTCCGTGTTGGCGCTGGTGTAGAGAGACTCGATGATGCGCGCGATCAGGTCGCTAACGCCCGTCCAGGACAGGAACGCCTGGCGCAGCTGCTGGGAGGAGACGGTCGTCTTGTAGAACTTCTGGAAGTTCATACGGTGGAACGCGGTGCGCACGTCGGGAAGCTCGCGCTTGGCGAACGTGTCCTCCGCGCCCTCGGGGTAGAAGCCGTGAACGTCGGCGAGGTTGACGAAGATCTCCTCGATCGTGTCTCCGAACTCGAGGTACCCGCGCTTGAACACCGCCCAGGGGTTGCGGTACAGCTTGGATGTCACGATGGTGAGGCCGATGCGGTTCACGAGCGCGTTCAGAAACGCGTTTCGCGCGGGCTGGTAGCTGGTCAGGTACTCGCCGATGGCGTGGATCTCGTCGGTGGTTCCCGCAAGCTCCACGTAGGCGCGGTTGTTCGAGTCGTAAGTCGCCGGGATCCCGCGAGCCGCGAGCGCGGACGCTACCTCCGGAGTCTCGTTGATGGTCGCTTCGACCGCCTTCTGCGCAGCCGTCTCGCGCGCTGCCGTATCGCCGGTCTTCATGACGATCGGCGAATCGGCGGCTTTCATGTTCGGTTGCTTCACTGCCATAAATTTCTCCTTAATCCCAGATCTCGTCGGCCGAGCGGATCGGCTCGCGCCGAACTTCCCCGCCTACCTCGTTCGCATGGAGCAGCGTCTGGCCTTCGACGGCGAAGAACCGGTCGGCGTACCTGCGGCGCGACTCGTCGCGCTCCTCGCGGTAGCGGTCGCGCTCGGCGATGGCCTCGTCGCGCTCCGCGTTCAGGCGGTCGCGCTCCGCGTCCCACTCCTCTCGCTCGTTTCGCCAGCCCTCGCGCTCGTCCCAGCGGTCGTCGAGTTCCGCCGCGTCCTCGTCGATAGCGGCGGCCATCTCGAGACGCTTGTCCTCGTCCGGCTCCATCGCCAGCTCGCGCAAGCTCGGTTGGTACCTGCTCATAAGCCTGTCTCCTTTCTGATGACAAAATCACCTTCGTATAGTATAATACCGCCTTTTACGGTCTTGGAATAGAGTTTTCCCGGAAATTTCGCGCCGACATGGAAATTATCCCATGTGACGTGAGGATGGCACGATTCGGGAAGCCCCGCGCAATGCACGGTGAGCTTGCCGCCCTCGTCCTCGATGTAGGTCTTCGGGCGCAGGAACCTGGCGCGCTGAAACGTGCTTTCGAGCTTCCACGCGCCCAATCTGTAATCGTCCACGTCAAGCTCTTCCGGGATCTCGGTTCCGGCCAAGTGGAGCGAATCGGTGTCGGCGTAGAGGAACCTTTCTTTCACCTTCTGCGCGCTCCGTATCGTCTTGTTCCTCGCCCAGGCCGTGATGAAAGCCCCGGCCGGCAGGTACATGCCGTCGGTGGCTTCCGGGTCGAGCAGAGGGTAGCGCACTATGCCGTCCTCGCACATGACCGGCCGGCGGCTCCGTTTGACCGGATGCGTCGCCATCTTTCCGTACGAGGAGTTCATCTTGAGCTTCGCCATGTAGCGCTTGCCGGCGTTGCCCTCCTCGGCCGCATGCACCTTCTCCTCGTTGGCCGCCATGATGAAATCGTAGAAGAGCTTGTTCGATGCCTTGAACTTCCAGCCCTTGCCGTAGCGGATGGAATAGATGTCGTAGTGGTCGCGCAGAAGCGCCAAGTCGACGCTTGTCAATACCAGCGTCTGCTCGCCTTTGGAATCGATCACGTATTCGGTCGGCATGAAACTCAAGTTGCCTTTGAGCTGCAAGCAAGGGATGAAGCCGGGTTTGAGCTTGAAATCCGCCGTCACAGTCTGAATGTACAACGGATATCGCGGGTCAGGTTCGTATTCCCCTTCGAAAAGAACCGGATCGCCGTACGGCAGGGTCTCGCCTCCGACTCCGGCCATGACGGACGGGTACAGGCTGTTAACGTCCAGGACGATTCCCTCCCCGATGTCGCGCCCTTTGAAATCGGGATTCACGTACGTGAAGCCGCCCTTGTAGCATGGTCGGATCTCCGCGTCGTAGTCGCACACCGGAAAGGTGCGCCTGAACCCCTTCTCGCCGCCTATCGTCTTCTTGTACTCGGCGATGGCGTTCGATCCCGCCGTGATCCTGGTCGCGCCCTGGTCGATCAGCTCGCCCAAGGCTCGCGCGACGATCCTCACGTCGGCCGATATGTAATCGATCTCCTCTTGCGTCAGAACATGGTCGATATCGCGATGCTCCGCATAGTCTATCTCTAGCTTCGCGTCCTCTTCCTCGAAGCCGAACGCGCGCGGAATCTTCGCGACCGGCAAGCTGATGATCTTCAACGAATCGCAGAACTCGATATAGTGCCCGCGCCCGAAATAGAGCTTGATCGTGTAGAACTGGTTCATGTCGCTGATCAGCGTCGTGAACCGGTAGGGCGCTTGCTCTCCGTGGCTGGGGATCCATTCCCATCCCGCTGCAAGCAGATGCGATATTATGAACTTCCCGTCGAATTTCAGGTTGTGGAAGTAAACGCGAGCGTCAGGGGCGCGCTCGCACCATTCCATGAACCCTTCGATGGAAGTTCCGGTCGTTATATCGTAGGTTTTCAAGGTGCAAGCAGCCCACGCCCAAACTCGCGTCCGGGTCAGGTCGTCTGCCGTCGTTTCGAAATCGGCCGTGAAGCACTGCATATCATAGCTCAGCCCATCTGTCGAGGATGTAGCCCATCTTGTCGGCGCGGTCTTCCGGCGCGTAGATGTACTCGATGTTCAGAAGCTCGTCTCCGGACTCGAAGAACTCCATGAGCTTGCCCGCGTTGGACTTCATCATGGATTCGATCTTCCTCGCGATCTGCGATATAGCCGCATCGAACTCGGAGTAGCCGCCGAACACCGTGTCGAGGCCTTTGATATAGTTCTTGTAGTACCTGTTCAGCCTTTCGTAGGAACTCGTGGCGCTCAGCTCCTCGTAACGCTTGATGAAGCGCTTGAGGGCGATGGGAGAGAAGTCTCGCGCGGTGCGCTTGTCGGGAAGAAGGTTGTTCTGCTGCAACGTTCCCATGCGTCCCAGGGTCTGGCCGTAGTCGATCCCCAGCTTCTTGCGCCTGAGCGACTTGCGCCGCTCGTTGACGGCTTTCGCGATCTGGAACTCCCGCACTTCGTAGCGCGTGGCGATGCCTCCCTCTCCGACGTTCGTCAAGTCCAAGGCTCCTTTGCGCGTAGCGCGCAGCAAGCGCGCGACCGTGTTGTTAAGCACGCGCGCGCTCTTGATCTCGGCTTTGACTTCCTTGTAGCTTACCGGCTCGGGCATGAACCGGGCGTTGGCGGGATTCGCCCGCATAGCCCGTCGAATGGCGTTGTTGTACTTTCGGACTGCGGAGTTGAGGCGCGAACGCTGGCTTTCAGTCCATTTAATCTTAGGTTCTCTCTGCATGTCAGCTCCTCACCGTTTTCCAATCTGACGTAGCACCCCCTGGTCTCCACCGTGAAGTACAGTTGGAACGCGGCGACCAGCTGCATATTGACGTAGAAGTGGAAACGCTTTTCCATGCTGTCGTCCAGCCATTGCGTTCTGACGCAGATCTTGTCCATGAAACTGGAAAGATGCTTCCTAGACGAGAAGAAGAACGTACAGTCTCCGTACATGAAAGAGTAAGGCGATTCCTTCAACTCGTAGAAAACGCCGTTTTTCGAAGGCATGGCGCACCTCCTTTCAATAACGATATTTGATATGCTTGGAAACCGTTTTCAGCGCTTGCGAATGCATGACGAAGACGAGTCCGATATAATCGTCTATGACGTAGCGGCGCACAAGCTCGCGCAGGTCGTTTATGTCGTCCCGCTTCATATCGAACTTGTCGTCCTTGGTGAACATGTATTCGATGCGCCCGTTATGATGGCGCTTGAAAACGGCCACGCCTTGCGGGACGACGGCATGCGCCCATAGCTCTTTCTTCAACACCCTGTTCGACGAGTCCGCTACGAACTGCTCCATCAAATCCTTGTCTGCAAGCGACAACATGGCTTCCTCCTGAAAAAGGCCGCACGCTGGGTGCGGCCTGTGATTGAGAGCTTTAAGCTACTTCGAGGGTGAGCATCGTGCCGCGCTTGACCTTCACCTGCTTGACGACCACGTTGATAGGCTCCTCGTAGGTTGGCGCTCCGTAGACGGCGAACATCTTCTTGAGCGAGCCCCACACGCCGTTCGACACGCACTGGTAGCTCTCGCCCTTGTCGTCGATGAGGACGATGCGCGGGGCTTGCTCCACGGTGCCGTCCTCGTCTGCGATTTCGATGATCTCCACGAACAGGTCTTTCAGCGCGATCTGCTTGTTGATGAAGTCGTCGATCTTGTGCGTCGGGTTGTTGGACGCGTTGTAGATCAGCTTCTTGGCATCCGCTCCAAGCTCCGGGTTCACCGAGCAGAACGTGTTGTCCTCGGGCTTGGCAAGCTCGGCGATGGCGTACGTGCGAGCGGGCGCGAGGTCGTTGACGGGCATTTCCTCGGCGATGGCGATGTCTTTGTTCTCAGACATGGTTTTCTCCTTCTAGTCAGATGGTTTAAGCGTCGATGACGGTCGCGTTCTCAAGGAACGTTTCCACGGGCATGGAATAGGTCTTCTCCTCGCCTTCGACCCACTTGATCGTGCAGCCCTTGGGAAGCGCCACGCCGGCATCGCGGAAGGCGATACGGGCTTTGCGGGCGTTCATGTTGGTGTCCAGCACGACGTACTGGGCGACAGCGCGCACGCTGGGCGGGATTGAATCATCCAGTTCGTACGCGGTCAGCTCGAAACTCTTGAAAGTGCGGGTGATAGCAGCCATAATGTAATCTCCTTTGATCGGTCGGCTTGCTTTGACGATATCCATTATACGCGGGTTGAAAGAGAAAAGACCGGAATCCGGTCTTTTCATAGAATCTTCACAAATCAAATTTTTTTATTTATACCTTTTGATCACGTAAACCATCCCGATTAGGTACGCTAAAATGGCGAAAAAGGTTTCAGGGTTCATAGTCACCCTACTTTCTTCATGGAGACGAAAACGTAAGACGGATGAGAATCCATGAATTGAAGATACTCGCATGCTGCTTTGATCGTGTCACAGTGCATATGCTTCAACTCGTAAACTTTGGTATCTTTGTTGCGCTGGTAATATTTGATTACGTAGAACATGGTAGGCTCCTTTGACTTGTTTAACTGACACTTACAATATAACAGCCGCCTTACTCATTGTCAAACCGACAGCGCATTGATGAACGATGTTCATTAATTGTACAAACCACGTGCAACATGAAAGTGGCACTTGACATGTTGTGACGTGCGGGTTATAATAGGGCTACAAAATCCACACGACAGATGAATATGGGGGGAAAGAGGGTGTCAGATTTACTTTTATACT